CGTTTACTCTCCTATTGGAGAACGAGTGATGCCGTAAGCATCTGTTCGTGGTTAAACCACGTGCCCTCAGGTTAGCAACCTGTCGCCACGGGTAGCTACTCAGCGTCAACTGAGTTAAGTTGTGGGGCTTGACACACCCCGGTCAGCTGAACTCGGCTGGTCACCACAGCTGGCAACATCCGACCCGCTTAGGAGGTGTTTCATGCATCTGCGTGCGAGAGCCGGGATTGATAATCTCGGTAAGTATCTCAGCCGAGGCAACCAAGATAAGGTTGATAAGGCAATCGCTTCGCTCAGTAGAGCGGTTGAGAGTGTAGCCATTGATTATACAATGGAGCGCGCTCTGACTGATCTGGCATCTGGGCTCATACCAGAAAGGGACAATCGGAGTGTCACCGACCCTGAATGGGTGGAAAAGGGACTTGCTAGTTACGGCTGTCCAATTCACACCACCTCAAACGGTAGTGAGTCAGAGTTCACCGTCAGTGGCCACGGACCATGTTCGTGCCGCAGAAGCTCCGAAGTTCGTCGAGCCGGCGTCGCTGGAGGAGGACGAGTTTATCGTCACCACAAAGCAAGGGAGCCGCAGGCTTTCGGTGCAAGCACCGGAGTTAGGGGCGTACGACCTCTATCTCATGACATTGGCGAACATAACAGGGGAGCTGCATTTCCCGTTGGAGTCCTACCAAATTACGGTTCATCCGAAGATGGTTTTGGACCCTTCCGTTCCGACGCCTATAAAGGCGCCATTCGTGCAGTCTATGACACTGCGGGTGGTAAAGGTCGAGGGAAGCAGCCTCTCAGCGTGGAAGAAGTTGTGGGTTCGTACATTTTACCTAACAGCTACGCTGGGGCTCCTCTGTTCGGTCTTAATCGTGATAACCTCGAACAAGGGGCACGGTTGGCCAAACGAATTATTGAAGGCAAACGCGGTTTTGACCCCTATGTATTTGGTCGTCGCGTTCAGCCTGGGGCTTCTGGTCCAAAAACTAGGCTCGTATGGATGGCGCCGCTTCCTACGACTATTGTGGGGACGCGTTACAGTAAACGAGTCATGGAGAACCTTTTTAAGGCGAGACCGTTCGTCTGGGGACTCCGAGGACATGAACGAGCCGCAATTATCGCGGAAATCGAAACGAGATTCAAGTACGTCTACTCGTTAGATTTCTCGAAATTCGACTCAACCATCCCTGCTCGAATGATAGATGATGCATTCCGTGTGGCGCGGACTCACCTTGAACTCGATGAGCAAGAGATGGCGGTGTGGAGAAAGTACGTTAATGACTTCATCCACTCCAGGATCATCGCTCCAGACGGCAACGTTTATCAGAAGCATAAGGGAGTTCCTTCGGGAAGTGCTTTCACATCAGTCATTGACTCGATCGTGAATCTGATACTCGTGTCGTACATGTGGGAGAAAGTGACTGGTCATAGTCTACCACATGATCGTGTGTTGGTGATGGGTGACGACGTCATCGTTGGCTCGAACGCTAGACTTTCTAAGTCGCAACTTGCGTCGGCCGCATCCGATCTGGGGTTTGTCTTGAGCGTTGAGAAAACAACGATCACGGACACGTCCGATGAGTCTCAGAAGTATGATATCAATCATACGCATTTTCTGGGGTACTGGTGGCAACACAGCCAACCCAACCGGCCTGAATTTGAGCTCATACAGCGCATGATTTATCCTGAGCGGC